CTGCTTCAAGAGTATTTGAACTTTTTTCATCCTTGTAATTGTACTTTACTTTGTTTATAGTGGTCTTACTCTGCTCCATGTGTCTCGTAGTGTTTTAGGATAATATCTTCAACAAATCTTTTCTTCATTTCGTTCCAGCTACCCCAATCTGTCTCACTTGAAGATGGGTGAGCTTCTACTTCATATGCAGTTCCTGCAAAGTTCACAATCTTTGTCAAAGTGTATGAATACTTCATGTCTAAAATAGCTTCACCATTAAAGTGGTAGATAGTTTGATGTGGTTTGTCAATTGTAATCTCCATGATATTTAGTGTTGAATGTTTAGTTTAAAATATAATTCTCTGTATGCCTGTCTAGGTTGTGGGTATCCTAGCTCCTCCATTCTTTCAACAAAATATTGAACAACCATTCTGTCCTTCCAAGATGTTTCCATTGTATTTTCAAACATCTTAGTACCATGCAAAATTGTTGCGTGGTTCTTGTTTTCAAACTCACTTCCAATACCACCCAATGTTACAGGCAATGTTTTGTACATCATCCAGTAAACGAGCTGTCTGTAAAGAATATTTTCTCTCTTTCTATTCTTCTCGCCTGTTGCGTTATAAACTTTAAGAGCCATGTCTTTTACCAAATTAATGTAGTTTCTCATATTAGTTCCTATAGCAACATTATGAATCACGTGACTAAATTTATCAGCCTCCTCCTTTAAGTGAGGAATATAAAGAATTAGATCGTTAATGAATCTTTCTTTACGATCATTTGGAACATACTCTAAAATATCACCGAAGTGAATTTCCTTTTGTTTTTTTTCTGTTGTCATTTTTTATTCCTTTGTTTCAATAACCTC